AGATCTGAACAATCTGTAAGTCAAAAAGAATATTATTATGATTTGTATAATAGTCAATCAAATGCGGTTGGTAGCGAGGTTCAATTCGTAGTTTCATTTGGAGATTTAGTTGGTAGTGGATCATCTACAGGGTCATATGGACAAAATCTATACCATTATCCTACCAAAGCAATCTATACACAATATAGACAACTACTATTACCTAACAGTCAAAATCTATTTACATTTAGAAATGATGAGGTTTCAGATTATGTATACATAATAGATATAAACCGATCAAGATTTAGAGATAGGGTTGATACAAACACCTGGCAATTAAATCTAGCAAAACTAAATGCCAGCGGAACTGGTGTATCGGCTGGTGGAGAAATTATAAATTTAATAGATGATTCCACTAGATCTACTATAGAATATGCACAACAAGGTGGCAGGGTATTTAATATTCGTAGTGGAACAATTGCCGATGGAGTATACACCAGCGATAGTACACCATGGGGGTTATTCTACCCAGATAATGGTATAATAGTTTTAAACGGAAAAGCATTAGACGCATCTGCATCGTTTGTCACAAGAAGAAGCCCAGTTACGGCAAGTGGCGATTTTTCTGCATTAAAATTATTTACATCTATAAGTGGGGCAATGGCTAATAATTCCGCGTATGCATTTCAAGCAAGAACTAGCGAAGTTATAAGTTCTAGATACTATTTTGTTAGACTATTAAATGATGAATTTAATTATACGAATAATGTTAGCTTTTTTACTGGAAGTTTGAATATAATAAAAAATACGTCAATGTATGATGACCCACAAGTTTACATCACATCAATAGGAATGTATGATGATGATTTAAATCTATTGGCAGTTGCAAAAATAAGTAAACCTATCAAAAAAACATTTGATAGAGAAGTTGTTTTAAAAGTTAAATTGGACTATTAAATAAATGGCTGATTATCTAAGATACGCGAATTTAGGACCTAGCTATAGAGTTCTAACAACCCAAGACGCTATACGAAAACTTGGAGATTATAGATATTATGATAGAGATGGTAATCTTGTAACATTTTATCCAAATATACAAATGCCGTCAGGTTTAATCGGGTATGAATTTGCAATAGCGTCAATATTAGAAAATATGAAGAATAAAGACAATGCGTCTTTTTTAAATAATACTGGTTTTGGTGTTATAGAAAACACAAGTATGCCAGGATTTGGTCAATACTATTTTGAGATAGAACAATTAGTCCATGACGGAATAGAGCAGAGAGTATCTAAAAGAATTTTACAAGAAAGGCAGGATATACTCAACCAATTTACAAAGATAAAAAATGTATTCGATGCATATAGAGCATTTGTAGATGATCCAGATTATGTTGGAACTACATTTGAATCCTGGGCAACTACAGCAATACGGGATTCATCTAGTAATAAAACATATATGGACTTTTTGGCAGAAACTGTTGAACAAAATGAGCCAGTATATTCTGGAGATGGGAACACTAGATTATTTAGAGGGGATGTAGATTACTTAAAAATATTATATGCGCTAATACCAATATATTTTGTAGGAAGGGATACTGGACTGCAAGCAGCAATACCTAGAAAATCTAGAACTGGTATAGTTGACACAGAGTTAGCAATAGCTGGATATAGATATGAGTTATCGAAAGCACCAGGGAATAGAGTATCCGTTCCACAACCAAACGAAAACAATAGAAACACAACATATTCGCTAATATTAAAGAGCTTCACATCATCTACTATAAAATCTGGATATCAACGATGGGACTCAATAATACTGAATAGACGTATTTTTAGTGGGACTCCTGATATAGAAGAACTTTATAAAACAATGTTAGATCCGTTAGATCCAAATTATGACCCAGAAGACACATGGTTATACAAGACGAACGAATTAGATTATGGGAAACATGATACTTTAGAAGATTCTGATAAAGAATGGGGGGTTTTAAGAGAACCAACACCTGGTTCTTCTGGTCAAGCTGGATTTGTTCCACAATCCATAAGACGGCAAAATGTTAGAGTTTGGGTCGTGCAAGGAACGGAATCAATTACAGCAGATGTAACAGGGACAACTACTGGCGTAACAACCACAACTACAGATACACAACGATCCAATCTATCTGGTAGAAAATTTTATCTCATGGTGGAAGAAAAGTCATACGATATCACAAACCCAACAGCACCACCTAAAATAGAAGTAACAGATAAAAAATATTCTATACCATCTTCGCCCAGTTTAGTAGGAACATTATTTTGGTGTGATGATAAAGGATCCCAAATACAAATAGGTTCTGCATTTTCCCTAGGAGTTGGAAAATTATCATATGGTCAAAAAAGCTGTTTTTACCCATCTAAGGGAACTATATTTTCATATTCGTATTATTATGATATAAAAGATATTGTAAAAAATTTAGATGATTTCTTAGGTTCAACTGTAACTCCGCAAAATGTGTATCCAGGTGGAATATACTTAAAGCAATATATTTCTGAAGCATTACAGGCAGGAACTAGAATATTCGCAATGGATATGACGAATATATGCGATAATACAATGGGGGAATCCAAAGGACAAATAGGTAGTTATTTATCCTTAATAAGAAAAAATGAAGAACGATATAGAATAGTGTCATCTAACTCCGTTTTAACAGGAACCAAACCAACATGGGTTTCTGATATAGAGCAATCGATGGCAATGGGTATGCTTGAACATGCGGTAAAAAGTGCAAAATATACCTTTAATGAAGTTATACTATCACCATCCGATTTAGCTGGAGAATATTGGAGTCCGAGTCTATTGGATTTTGAAGGAGCATTGCGATCTAAACAAATTTTTGGTGAAATACGAGATTGTACAGAAGCACCAATTATAGTTACAGGTCCATGTCTTAATGAAGCAAATTGGGAAGTTTTCTTAGAAGTAGATAATGCATCGCAAAATATTTCCGATTTTTATATTCCAAATGAAATAGCAAACTTGGTAACAAAATTACCAACAGGAACCAATTCATATCAATTTATTGACAATGGTTTGCTAAAATTAGAAAATAGAGAATTGTATAAAAAATATGTTATAGATGAACAAAACAGGGATACTATAACCAATTTTATAGACATACCACAAAGTAGATGTTTGCGAGGTCGTCAGGTACAATATAATAGATTTATTAGATATGATTTAAAATATGTATTTTCTATAAGATGTAATAATGGCGGAACATTCATACCTATAGATTATTTGGGAGAAGCGGGTAGATTCGGTCTCGCATATACAAATTCATCGGTTTTCAAATCTAGAAAACTTTGGCTAAGAGAGTATCTATACGGTAGGGCATTGGGGCCAAATGGATATACTGGGCCTACAAAAGTAATAGTCCATTACAATGGTTCAAAAATAGAATTAGAACCTGGATCTTTTGTGGATAATGCAGATAATACACCAGGAACTGATAAAGCATTACATACATTGATCTCAAATGATGCATCTGGAATGCCTTTTAAATATCCATTAATAGATTTGAATGGAAACGCTGGATATTTTGATTATGTAGAAATTCAATTTAACGGAAACGTAGATTGTGGATCTAAACGTGTCTCTATAGAAAAAAAATTAGACCCAACAGATAGCTGTGGCTGTACAGAATTTGATGAGTACACAACATTCGTATCATATGACCAAAACAATCCAGAATTTAAATATACACACACATCTGGTGAAGTAACAACCGTAACTATTCCACCAGGGGATATTAAACTAGGAACAACAACAGGTGGTCGTGTAATAAAAGAAGATTGCATAGATCCACCAATACGAATATATCACCCATTTATGTATGGAAAGGATGTTTTAACGGGTGTTAATAAGGAAGTAATAAAGGGATTATTTAATACATCACAATCATTGAGTTCCTATTTCACTAGTTCAACACAAAATACTGCATCAAAAGCATATTATTATGGAATTGCTGATTGCAAAAACTGCACAACTGCACCGTATTTTTCAGTGGCATATGGTAACAATGATGGATCTGGTTCAGTCAATAATGGGGGTGAAGTAAATGATACACCTTCTAGAGCAGTATATTCGCAATATAGATTAATGGCAATAGAACCGCCAAATAAGCAATTTGAATTTTATGATAATAGAATATTAACCGCATCAAATGAGATATACGTAATAAACTTCAATAGAAACGTATTAAATGATAGAATAGACCCAGGAAATTTTGAAATAAACTTAGCAGAATTAAACGGCAAATCATATGCAAACTCTGTGTATACTGGAAGTAATGTAGCGGTAAGTACATCCAAACGAGTTATATCTTTAATAGATAATTCAAACGATTTCAGTGAGACAGAATTTTGTGTAGAAAGCCCGTATGTATATTATCATATTGTCAGTGGTACACTACAAAATGGAGTACATTTTACTGGAGCTGGAACAGAAGCAACAAATACAGGATTTACTACATATGGACTAGTCTATCCAAATCTTGGTGTGATAATCTTGGATGGTAAGAAATTAAACGTATCCTCATCATTTAATTCTGTAACTGGTAGTAATATAAGTGGGGATAATTCGTATAAATTATTCACAGCCATAAGTGGTGCTGCGGTTTTAAATAAACCAATGAAGGCGAGAAATGTTAAAAAAGTTTCTACAAACCATTATTTTGTAAGAATACCAACAAATCATGCCAACTACACATCAAATCCAACATTTACAGTGGATGATGGTGCAGAAGAAGGTAGAATTATTTATGAATGTTTTGTGGATAACCCAGTAACATACATAACATCTGTTGGTTTGTATAATAGTGCAAAGGAATTATTAGCGATTGCAAAACTAAGTAAACCTGTTAAAAAAACACCACAAACAGATATTTTAATAAAAATTAGATTAAACTGGTAATATGTTAAGTGAATCAGAAATATTAGAACGACTATCAAATTTCATGGTAGTTGAATTACAGGATTATACATCAGAAGCAGATGCGGATTATACAAAAAGAGTTATATCTGCATCTATTTTTTTAGATATTGTTTCTGGGTTACGTTTCCATGTAAATAAACAAAATGCTGCTCAAAAGCTAAATATGATAAATTCTGCAATTAAGCAATATAATGATATGATAAAAATGAGACAAGAACAAATAATAGAATTAGATCAAAATCAAGTATTAGCACAGTCTACACCGCAAGTGATTATAGATTCAACCTTTAGAGAAGATGTGAAGAAATGAGTTTAGAAATAAACAAATATGTCTTAGATCTGTTGAAAGCATATGTTCAATGGCAAATAGAAAATCAGTTCCCACAACGGAATATGATAGATATAGTTGATAATACGAAATATGATGGAGCTGTATCTACAAATGGATCTATTGCAACCGTAACAGAAGGACCAAATGCTGGAACGTTGCCGTTATCCAGCATGATTTTACTGACAAATAAGCAAAAACAACAAATACAGACACCAACCTTTAGTAGTAATGTATTCAAACAAATATTGAAGGATAGGGATTATAGAGCACCTGTAAAAAGACACAGGAGTTTTGGAGCATTTCCATCAAATAATGAGCGGGTATATCAGTTTTACACACAATCATTGACATCCAACATAAAACAATATTATATGTCGGTATACAATAATACCATATTTTCTAACGATAATAAAGTTTTTGATATAGCATATTGTCATATTTCTGGATCTGGATCATTTCTACAAGAGAATGGTGGTACATTATATCCATCAAAAATAATGTATGCAAAATATAATGTGTTGTGTAATGATGATCAAAAACCGTTTTTCTCATTCAAAAATGAGAAAAAAATAAATCACCTATACGTCATAGAGTTTAATAGAAATCATTTCAAAGATCTCATAGATCCAGGAAATTTACAATTATCATTGTGCCATTTTGTATCAGAATCTATAGGAAGCCCACCATATAATCCAACAGGAGATGCGCGTGTATCTGCTAGTAGAATCTATACTCTAATAGATGATAGCTATGATGATAAAGAAAAAATAAAATACACCGAAGGTGTTAAAGATTATTATTATTTGGTATCTGGTTCATTAAAAGATGGTATTTATGATGAACCCACATCAAATGCGTGGGGCGTACTTTTACCAAAAATGGGTATAGTTATGTTGGATGCGGATGTATTGGATGCGTCGTGTTCATTTCAAACTGGAACTGGTTCTTTATTCGAGAATAATACTCATAGATTGTTCTTTTCTATAAGCGGGGCATTTACACCAAGATTTGATAGACAAAATACTGAAGCATTGTTCTGCAGATCATCTGAGGAATACTTGACCGAAACATATTTTTGTAGATTAGGAAAGGATGAATTTAACTACACAAATAACCCGACATATTTATCTGGTAGCGATTCACAATTACGATTTTTCTCTTTTATAGATAAACCAAAAACATATATGACAACAATAGGATTATATGATACACAAGGGGAGTTGATAGCAGTTGGGAAAACCAGAAATCCTATGTTAAAGGATTCTAATACCGAATATGTAATTCAAGTTAGAGTAAGGATAAATTAACAATGGCATTTCAAATAAATAACGAAATTAGTTTAGTATACAAGCCGTTAAAATCGGGAGACTATACAATAACACCATTTGAGATAAATAAACGGTGGAAATTCGATAGTACGTCTATAAATAATTCTTTTTACGAGAATGATAAAATCTCAATATACAGAGCATTTTACCCAGAAAACCATAAATATTTTGGGAATGTTGTAAATATTTCATCATCATTATATCAGAGGGTATTTACTACCCAGAGTATAGATCCTAAATTACTATGGTATTGGGTGGATAATATGTTTTACAATGATTATAGTAAAGATAAACTATCACTAGAAAATATAGATTATAATACAAAAACATATTTAGCAGAATCGTCATCAATAGTAGCATTACCAGTTAATATGTTTGGTGAGGGTATAAAAAAAGAAAGTGTGAAGATAAATATGTATAGCACTAGTTCGACACACACATATTATCTGTATGATGATGGATATGGCAATCTAATAGATAGCGATTTTAACCAATCCAATTTTATAAACGATTCAAAATTATTGATGTATCTGGGATTCAATGAGAATTATAGAGACTACGGTTTCAGAACTAGAAAAAATAATTTTGTAATAGACGGATCTACACATAGAAATTCTGTAAATATAGTAAATTATAAAGAAGTATCATATAGACCAGGCATACCAACAACCGATACTGGAGAAGCAACTGGAGTTGCTATAGATTTACACGGTGGATATTTTGATGTTACCAATCATAAACTATTTAATTTTAGAAATACAGATAATTTTGCATTTAGTTTTTGGATAAACACACCAAGTACACAAAAATCCGAAGTGCATAAATACAATACATTATTTAGTAAAAATGGTTTAGAATTAGACAGTAAATTGGATGAATATTACAATGTTGTAGTTTATAAAAAAGAAAAAAATGGAAAACAATATCCATTTAACATATATCTAACAAATTCAACAGATCCAAATCCAAGACGAATAGTGTTCAAACAGAGTTCTGGATTAACAACTGCGGAAGTTACATCCAGTCAATTATCTGTTGGAACATGGACACATGTTGTTTGTCAAAAAAGTTCTAGTGCATATCAAATATGGTTAAATGGGGTATTGGATTCTAGCTTAACTGTAAATATCCCACAGCAAGTCTATAACGATGATTTTGTGTTTATAGCCAGTAATGGATCAAATGATTATGCATTCTCTGGATCTATGGATGAGATCCGTATCTATAAAGACTATTTAACATCGAATGAAATACAACATCTGTATAATAATTCATTAGAAACTGGATATGCATATCAGACCGCTAGAGTTGGTAATGTTTTTTACAAACAAGGGTTTATAACAGTATCAGACCCTAGGCCAAAATATAAAAATGCATTATTAGGTAGAAGTGGAAATTATGATTATTATACAAATGATGGTTTTGATTTGGAATTTAAAAATACTATGACTTTATATGAGTATGAAATAATATGCAAGATAAAGAAAAATGAGTTTAATTTTACTCAGAACTATACAGTTAGAAAAAACAATGATGTGGAATCTAATATGTTAGCCGATTATGTCACTAGTTCTTATTTCAACCCATACATAACGACAATTGGTTTGTACAACAGTGATTTTGAATTAGTAGCAATTGCAAAATTAGCAAATCCAACAAACAAAAGAGATGATGTTGATATGAATTTTATAATAAGATTTGATATGTGATGAAAAAAAATAAAATTGCAATAAAGCATGGATTTCGTAGCGGATTGGAAGATACGATAAATACTCTACTAAAACAAGCAAAAAAAATATTTAGTTACGAATCTGAAAAAATAAATTACACTCAACCCGAAACAAAACATACTTACACACCAGATTTTATTTTAAACAAAGAATCTGGAAACAAATTATACATAGAAACAAAAGGACGATGGGTTAAAGCTGATAGATTAAAATTTGACTTGATATTTAAACAATATCCAAATATAGATATTAGATTCGTTTTCCAGAACCCAAACGCAAAACTATACAAAGGTAGTAAGACTTCGTATTCGCAGTATTGTGATAAAAAAGGATGGAAATGGGCTAAAAAAGAAATACCAAAAGAATGGTTGGATGAATGTGTCTAATATTAATTTTTATTAATGGTGAATAAAAATAAATTTGGTTATCTCATAAATATTTACTATATTTTATAGAATATTAATTTCCATAAAGTGTGTATATGATAAACTATGATCTATTAAATTTAGTTGAAAAAGTTTTAGGTAAGGGTAGAAAAACTTCTGGTAACGATTATGCATTCTTCTCACCATTTAAAAATCACTATAAGCCTAAATTGGAAGTGGATTTCGGTATAAATGAAAAAAGAAGAAATTTATGGCACTGTTGGATAAGCGATAATAAAGGCCGAGACATTGTGTCTTTATTTAAAAAGATAGGGGTTTCTAAACAATATTTTGATGAGTTATACAAAATAATAGGAACAAAGAAGCTATATCAGTATAACATGTCTTCAAAAAAAGAACAAGAAAAATTAATACTACCTAAAGAATTCGTAAAATTATGCGATTACCCAGCGATCGATGATGTGGCTCTAAAACTACAATTAACACAAGCTGTAAATTATCTTAAACGTAGATCAATAACTAGAGAAGATATTTTAAGATATGAAATAGGATATTGTGCTAGTGGCCAATATTCGGGTAGAGTGATAATACCATCATATGATGAAAATTTGAATTTAAATTTTTTTATAGGACGATCTATTTTCGATGAAGACACTATGAAATATAAAAATCCAAACATAGGAAAGAATTTAATAGGACTTGAATCGTTGATAAATTGGAATCAACCCGTAACTCTTGTTGAAGGCATATTTGATGCAATATCCGCCAGATGCAATGCGATCCCATTATTTGGTAAAACCATATCAAATAAATTGAAAGAAAAACTGTTATTACGAAGACCTAAGCTAATAACGGTTGCATTGGATAATGATGCTAGATCCGAGTCTATAAAATTGGCATCATATCTATCGTCAGAAGGATTAAATGTTGCGTTAATGGATTTAAATAAAAAAGATGTAAATGAAATGGGATTTGATAGGTTTCACTCAGAGAAAAAAAATACAAAAGAAATAGACATGTATGATATTATAAAATATAAGGTAAAACATGCATAAAGAATACATAAATACTTCAGCAATTACTAGAGTAGATAGAATATTACATATTGCAGATGTGCATATACGCACATTAAAAAGACATGATGAGTATAGAACTGTATTCGAGAAACTTTATTCGATTTGCAGAGAAAAAGTAACAGAAAATCCTAATACTTTAATTTACCTTGCAGGCGATATTGTGCATGCTAAAACAGACATGACACCCGAATTGGTATCCATAGTAACTGAATTTTTAGACACATTATCGAGAATAGCACCAACTGTTCTAATAGCAGGAAATCACGATTGTAATTTAAACAATCTAAATAGAATGGATGCATTATCACCCATAGTCAATTTAATTGATAGTGATTTTAACAATTTATATTATCTAAAACAGACAGGGATCTATACCATACATAATATCGATTTCGTATTAAACTCCGTATACGAACAACCAGAAAACTTTATTTTAGCAAAAGATGTCCCAGGCGATAATACCAAAATAGTATTATTCCACGGATCAGTTGATATGGCATCAACTGATATTGGAACAACTATGAAAAATAAATACATAACAATTGATACGTTTGATGGATATGATTACGGTATGTTCGGGGATATACACAAATTCCAATATTTAGACTCCAATAGTAAATTTGCATATGCTGGCTCATTAATACAACAGAATTTTGGAGAAGGTCTTACTCACGGCATAATAGAGTGGGATATAGAGAACGATAAATCTAAATTTATAAAAATACATAATGATTGGACATACCATACAATAGAAATAGAAGACGGTAAAATAAAATTACTACCCTCTGAATTTTCAAAATTCAACTGTATTAGATTGAAAGTATCCAATACGTCAAATGCCGATCTATTTAAAATAATAACAAAACTAAAATCAAATATAACAGTTTCAGATATAAAAATTCAGAGAATTAGCAATAAAATAACAGCACAAACACAAATAACACCAGTTATAAAGGGGGATGTTAGAAATGTTGATCATCAAAACACATTAATAATTGATTACATAAAAAATCGTTTTAATGTAACAGATGATATCCTGAACACTATTAAAAATATAAACATCGAAACCAATAAAAAAATAGTAGATAATGATGTAGTTCGAAATGTTATATGGGAACCTATAAAATTTGAATTTGATAATATGTTCTCATATGCAGAAAATAACAAAATACAATTCGATGATATGAATGGGATATACGGCTTGTTTGCACCAAATGCAACTGGCAAGTCTTCCATTTTAGATGCATTAATGTTTTGTATTTTCGATAAGTGTACTAGAACATTTAAAGCTGGTCAAGTATTAAATAATACTAAAAATGAATTTAAATGTAAATTTTCATTTAAAATATCTGGAAAAGAGTATGCAATAGAAAGGGTTGGTGTTAGAGATAAAAAAGGAAATGTAAAAGTAAACGTTGATTTTTGGACAGGTGATGATGATGATAAAACATTTTTAAATGGTGATGATAGAGATTCTACAAATCAAATAATAAGAAGATATTTAGGAACATATGATGATTTTATTTTAACAGCAATGTCTGTTCAAGGAAATAATGCAAATTTTATAGATAAAACGCAAAAAGACAGAAAAGATTTATTAGCACAGTTCTTAGATTTAAATATTTTTGAAGAATTAAATGCACTGGCATCTGATGAGATAAAAGGGGTTCAAACACTTATAAAAGAATTCAGTAAGCAGGACTATTCTACAAAAATAGCAGATTCTAATATAAAATATAAAAAGTATAATATGATGTTAGATGAGGCATTAGATGAAAAAAATAAATTACAAGAAGAATATGATGCATTAAATATCGAAATAGTAGAATTAAACAAGGGCATAATAAATATAGATAGTAATATTGAATTAGAATCCATAGAATCATTGGATAACAAATCATTAACTATTAAAAGAAAAATACAAGAAAAAAATGATAGCCTCTCATTACTAGATATTGAATTGAATGAATTTCAAAAAGAACATGACAGATACTCTGAGCTACTGAAAAATTTTGATAAAGAAGATCTTAAATCAAAAGAAAATGAACTAGAAAAAATACGAGTAACAATACGTGACCTAGATTCTGATTTACGAGAAATAAATCTGCAAATACAACATTGTCAATCGAAACTAGATAATTTAAGCACACACGAATACGATCCAAATTGTAAATTTTGCAATAATAATGTTTTTGTTAAAGATGCAAAAAGAGCAGAAGAAAAATTAAAAGAATTAATTGTGGAAAAAACAAAAACACAGGATGATTTACAAAAATTAAATACAGAATTTTCAAATGGAAAACGAGTATATGACAAATTAAATTTGATGCATAAATATGAAAATGATACATTCGTTTATCAGAAAAAAATATACTCCACAGAACGAGAAATATTTTCCATAAATGAATCTATAGCAAATTTAAACAAGGAATGAAATTTAATAGAAATTTCTTTGAATAAATACAAAGAAAATGAACAAGCTATAAGAACAAATACCGAAATATATCGAAAATTACAGCAATTAGAATTAAAAAGAAACGAAATAAAAACTATAAATATAAAAGCATTAGAAACTAACATATTAGAATATAGCGGGGAAGTAAAAATACACGAACAAATAATAAATGAATGCTCATTATCTATAGAAAAACTGCAAGAATTGGAGAAAAGATTTTATGCATATGATTATTATTTGAAAGCGGTGAATAGAAATGGTGTCCCATATGAATTGATTAGTGAAGCATTACCAAAAATACAATCCGAAGCTAATAGTATTTTATCAGAAATTGTAGATTTTCAAGTATTATTTGACACGGATGGTAAAAGTATTAATACTTATATTGTGTATGACGATGAAAGATTTTGGCCATTAGAAATGTCAAGTGGTATGGAACGATTTATATCATCTATAGCAATACGAACTGCGGTTATAAACGTATCATCACTACCTAGACCAAATTTTATGGCAATAGATGAGGGATTGGGGACATTAGACCCATCCGTATTGAATAATTTTTCATCATTTTTAGATTATTTAAAAACTCAATTTGAATTTGTTATTCTTATATCACACATCGATGTTGTTAAGGATATAGTTGATTATCAGATTGAGATTAAGAAAGAAAATGGTTTTTCTAAAATAGAAATGTAAATTATTGGTGAGAAAATATGACAGCAAATAGACCCGTTAAAAGAAACTTAGATTCTATAAATTCAAAATATGTTGATATAGATAATAAATCACCACTGTATTTGAATATAACTCAAATACCGACGGTCTTTACTGCTGGAGTAAACACTTTTAAATTCAAACCAACAGAATTTGTTTCAACAAAAGAACAAATACTAATAGAAATACTGGATAAAGGACAAAATCCAATATTAACACAAATATTAAACTATAAAGAAATAGATGGAACTAGTC